AAGACAACCAACCTAACTATTGAGCTTATTCTTGAGAACGCTCAAATGGCTATATCTGGTGTCTATCAAATCGACGACGATGGCGTCATTAACCCTGATACTATTCAACTTGTTCCCGGCTCTATCTTTCCTAATGCTATGGGTTCGGCTGGTTTGCAGCCAATCCAAGCAGCAGGTAGCTTTGATGTAGCGCAACTTGTCCTAAGCGATATGCGCCTTAACATTAAACGGGCATTGTATAACGACATGCTGGGTAATCCTGATCGCACACCAGCCACAGCCACAGAAGTTGCGGAGCGTATGGCTGACTTGTCTCGTCGCATGGGTTCCGCCTTTGGCCGACTGCAAGCTGAGTTGGTTCAGCCTTTGTTGCAGCGTGTTATCTACATCCTAAAGAAGCAGGGTCGCATTGAAGTTCCTTCAATCAATGGCCGTGAAGTTAAGATCCGCTCTGTATCTCCTCTTGCTCAGGCTCAGGCAAACCAAGACATTTCGAGCATTGCTCGCTTCTTAGAGCTTGTTGGTGGTGTGTTTGGCCCAGAGATGTTGCAGCTACTTATTGACGGCGAGCAGACAGCAGCGCATCTTGCTAAGAAGTTTGGTGTTCCAGAGAGCTTGATCCGAGATGAGAATCAACGGAAGCAGATAGCTGCGATGGCACAGCAGATGGCACAGCAGCAACAACAGCAACAGATGGGAGCGCCTGTTGAACAACAAGGTTAATATCGGCAGGGATGGCTTTCAGCGCCCTGCCGAAAAAGACATAGAGATCAGCAAGAACATTGCTGAGATATTCTCAACACCGACTGGGAAGGAAGTGTTGAGTTACTTGCGGTCCGTAACCATTGAGATGGTTCACGGTCCTAACGTGACAACGGAGGAGTTGAGACACGTTGAAGGCCAGCGTTACATTGTTGGCCTTATCGAACAGCGTATCTCACATGCACATAGGAGCAAAAACAAATGAGTGAAGAAGTAGAAGGTCAAGTAGCAGCAGGTGAAAGTGACGCAACGTCACGAGACTTTGTTGTGGAAAGTGACGTAACGTCACAAGAGCGTCCCGAATGGCTTCCAGAGAAGTACAATAGCGGCGAAGATTTAGCGAAGGCTTACTCTGAGCTGTCGTCTAAGCTAGGCGCTAAGGAAGATGACATTCGCGACAAACTGCTTGAAGAGATTCAGACAGAAGCGTTTAGCAGCCGACCAGAAAGCGCAGGCGATTATGAGTTGCCTGACATCATTGACCCAGAAGCCTCTGTAGATAATGAGCTTTTGAAGTGGTGGTCCGATCACGCTTTTGAAAACGGCTTCTCCCAAGAGGAGTTTCAGCAAGGGATTGAGATGTATGCTCAGTCTATGGGTGCAGATAGCGGTCCTGACCTTGAGGCAGAGGCGGCAAAGCTAGGCGAGAATGCTGATACTCGTATTGAAGCGGCCTCTATGTTTGCAAGCAAGTTCTTCCCAGAAGATGCAATGCCTGCAATCGAGCGGATGTGCGAAAGCCACGAGGGCATTTTGGCATTAGAGGCTATACAAGAAGCCCTAAAAGGTGGATCATTTGCTGGGAATACTCAGCCAACAGCCGGGCTGACTGAAACACAGCTTAGGGAGATGATGAGTGATCCAAGATATTACAGTCCAAAAGACCGAGACCCAAACTTTGTACGGCAAGTCGAAGCTGGCTACAAACAGATCTACAGAAGTTAAGATACTACGGCGGGGTGATTACTATCTCACCCCGTTTACTCTCGGCCACGTTGATGAAGTAGCTGAGAACCTAAGCCCAGAGAATAGGCGTGAGCTTCTTTTGCTGGGTCATACGGACATCAGGCAAGCTCTTCACGAGATGTACGATACCGCAGACTCTTATCTTTGTAGACGTAATGACGAGACTTTCCTTATGGTTGGTGGGCTTTGGTACAATGATGACCGCGAGTCTCCGCAAATGTTTTCAATGTTTTCAGATGGTTTGAAGCAAAACTTTCACGCTATGGCGCGTGGATCAAAGCTACTCGTCAACTTCTTTGACAAGAGCGAAACCTATATGAGCATGGCAATCTTCGCAGATTACGAAGGAATGCTTAACTGGGCAGCGTGGCTAGGCTTCGAGGCAGTAGGGATACACGAAGTAGACTCAAACAAGTATGTCGATTTTGTGCGTTGCAATCCAGACGAAAAGATTGTTTACAATAAGGCACTACGGCCCGTAACGCACTGAAAGGCCCGAAAGGATACCCTTGCTGACGTGAAAGAGCGGACACCCGTTGAAACGTAACTTCATATTAGGACTGATAAAATGGCTAATACAATCGACCAAGCCTTCATCAAGCAGTTCGAAACAGAAGTACATTTGGCGTATCAGCGTATGGGCAGCAAGCTCCGCAACACTGTACGTTCTTCAAATGTAACTGGTTCGGTTGCTCGTTTTCAAAAAATTGGCAAAGGTGCTGCAAACACCAAAGCTCGTAACGGTGACGTTACTGCACTGGAACTTGTACACACCAACGTAGAAGCAACAATGGCTGACTTCTACGCGCCTGAGTACATCGACAAGCTCGATGAGCTGAAGATCAACATCAATGAGCGTCAAGCTGTAGCCCAATCTGCTGCTTCTGCTCTGGGTCGCAAGACTGATGAGATCCTCATCACAGCTATGGACGCTGGTGCTAACGCAACTCAAATTGCTGACACTGCTGGTGCATTGGTTAAAGATGACCTGCTCACATTGTTCTCTACATTCGGCGCAGCCGACATTCCGGAAGATGGCCAACGCTATCTTGCTATGTCCCCGGCTGGTTTTGCTGACTTGTTCTCGATCAATGAGTTTGCATCTTCCGACTATGTTGGACCACAGAACCTGCCATTCGCAGGCGGCATGACAATGAAAGAGTTCTTGGGCTTCAAGATCTTCTCAACGTCTGCTGTAGCTGGCGGCAAGAACTTTGCGTACCACACCTCTTCAATCGGCCTCGGCATCAACGCCGATGTGACCACTGAGGTAAACTATGTACCGCAAAAAGTTTCGCATCTTGCAACTTCAATGATGTCCATGGGCGCTGTCGTAATCGACTCCGATGGTATCTACGAAGTTCTCGACAACAACTAAGTAGGGCGGGGGGTTTCGGCCCCCCGACTTCAATATGCCAGATGTAGCAAACACACCCATCAAGATCTGCTCTCGCGCATCATTGCTTATCGGCGGTGATGTGATTCAGTCTTTTGATGATGGCACTGCGGAAGCAACAATTTGTGACGCAATGTACGAAGACATGGCTCGTTCAGCTTTGACTAACTCACGTTGGCGCTTTGCTACAGATCAAGCTGTGCTTAACAGATTAACCGATGCCCCGAGTGGGCGTTGGAGCGCAGCTTACCAACTTCCATCTGAGTCTATTATGTTGATTGCCGTTACGGTAAACGACTTCCCAATTAAGTATGACACATACGGCTCAAAGGTATTCTGCGATTCCTCTGACACTGAAACACTTGTTGCTGACTATGTGTTCCGTGCTGACGAATCTGATTGGCCTCCATACTTTACGACTGCCGTTGAGTATATGATGGCTGCTGTTCTAGCTGTATCCGCTGCGCGGGATTCCCAGCTTGCTTCTCTCATGGAGCAGAAAGCTAACTTCCAAATGACACAAGCTAGGCGTCTGCACTCTCAAACGCAGACAACGCGCAAGCTGAACACATCGAGGTTTATTGCTGAAAGGCGAAGTTAATGCAGAAAGTTAGAGTACCAATAAGTAGCTTTCAGTTTGGCGAAGTCAGCGATTCACTTATTAGCCGTAACGACACACCAATTCTCAATTCGTCTGCGCAGCGAGTTGAGAATTTTCTAGTGATGGCAGAAGGTTCATTGAAGAAACGTCATGGGCTAAAGCACATACACGATTACAATTTAACGTATGATGCTAACACTCCAAACAAGTCTTTCCTTGCATCCTTTATATTCGATGACAACGAGCAGTACGTTATCTCGATTGAACATCAAAAGCTTAAAGCCTTCCGCTTGCTGGACGATGGCTCAGTGTCTCTTGTTGACACGGTAACGGCAGATGTGAACTCCGCCGCCCTGCCGTTCGATCAGGACTACATCAATCAATACACTGTTGCTCAGTACGGTGACGTTATGTTCATCTGTCACCCGCTTTTTGCGCCACGACTTGTGACCAGAACAAGTCTGACTAACTTTGATGTTAGCACGTTTTCATTTGATACTCGGCCTGATGGACATAAGGTTTATCAACCTTACTACGACTTCCAAGCTCAAGGTGTTACGTTAGACCCATC